GGTTACGCTTCAGTCATCGAAGGTGTTACTAACCTGACAGGTGACGTAGGCGCTGGCCTGACTGTGGATACAGGTTCTGCAAACGATAAAGCTGATCCTTCAGATATCGCTGCAGCCCGCACTAAGCTTGGCAAATATGGCCTCCAGCTTGGTAACGACCTGGTGTACATCACCTCAATCGAAGGTTATAACAACCTTGTAACAACTTCTGACTTCCAGACAGTTGACAAGTTTGGTCCTAATGCTACCTACCTCACAGGTTCAGTTGGCGCCGTTTACGGTATTCCAATTGCTATCTCTGAGTTCATGGATAACGTTGGTACTGAAAACAACGACATCGGTGTCCTGCTTTATAAGCCTGGCTTTATGATCGCAGAACGTCGCGGTATCGAGATTGAGAGCGAGTACGAACCACGTCAGCAGGTTACTGCAATGTACATGAGCACTCGTATTGACTTTAAAGCTCTTACGACTAACTCAAGTGCTGCTCTTGACGCAACCAAGTACAGCTACGCTGTTACAATCGAGTGTGGAGCCTAATCTAGGTTTTACATCTTTGAACTACACAGGGGGAGGCGGTCATCGCCTCCCTTTTCATTATAAGGAGATTTAAATGGCTAATATTCCTAGCGATATTACAAAAATTGAAGAGGCTCGTCACTGGTGTCGAGTTAATGGATACAGTGCAGAAGCGACAGAATCTATGGTAGCAGAATGGGCAGGTAACCCAACACCTGTTGAAGAGCCTAAAGAAGAACTTCTTGATGCTTCTCCAGAACCTGAAGTTGAGGACTGGGATGACGAAGATGAAGAGGAAGATTGGGACGAAGAAGAATCTGAAGACGAAGAGTAAGTGAGAGAAAAATGGTAGACAGATTAGAAGAAAATTTAGGTAAATATCCATTTGTTACATTAGCACAAGTAAAAGACTATTTGAGTATTAGTTCAACTACTTCAGATGCTCGTCTTTCAAATATTATTTCTTATGCTACTGGTGTAGTAGAACACTACATCGGACAAGAGATCTTAGCTAATAACTATACTGAAGTATTTGACGGAGGTAAAACTTCTGTCATGGTGTCTCGTCTACCTCTTTCTAATGTTTATCAAGTATCTGAGTATAATGGTACAGAAGACGTGATTTTAGCAGACCCAACAACTATTGGGCGTCCTGTAACAACTCAGGATACAGATGCTTTGACTTTAACTTTTCAAAACAATGCTCATTTGAACTCTCGTATCAAAAAGTTTGGTAAATCTTCACTTGAAACTGGAATTTCTGATTATGTCATAGGCTCTACGGTTCCTTCAAACTTAAAATTTGAAGAGGGTGATTTTACCATTGAGATGTTTATTCGCGTTGATGATGCGACTTTACAAGATAATGTGTTATTTGCAATTAATACAGACGCTTCAAATTACATGCAATTTAGACTTGCAAATCAGTATGGTTTAACTTTTGAGGCAAATGTTTCAGGAACAGCCACAACAGTTCAAGGAGCTAATACCTTAATTGAGTCACAACAGTTTGCAAAACGTCGTTGGGCGCATGTAGCTGTTTCCCGCGACTTAACTGAGGAAAAACTTTATTTACACTATAATGGTAATACAATTGCTGACGCATCTTTTGCTGTAGAGAACTTAACTTTTACTTCTAATGTTGAGATTGCAACAACATTTAAAGGCTATGTAGATGAGGTGCGTGTGTCCGATACTGCTAGATACTCTTCTAACTTTACTCCACCAACTCATCGTTTTAGACCTGATGGCGAGACTATATTTTTAACGCATTTTGACGGCACTAATGATGCTACCGAAGCAAAGGATGTTCACAGTGCTACTAATGAGTATAACTTTACTCGCGATATGGGTGAGGTGACCCGTGATACAGGCGCAGTAGGAGTTAGGGGTACTTTTCCTACAATTCGTAATAGCTACCCAGCCTTAACACTCTCTGGTCCTCCTTCGTTCTCTCCTTTCCCCTCTGGGGTGAAAGTAGAATACCGTGCTGGATATGAGTCAAGCGATGTACCCCAAGATTTACAGCTCGCTACTCTTGATATGGTTAAGCTACTATATAAGCAAGACCAAGAAAAGAAAGGTTTTTCGTTTGAAGGTGAGAGAGCTGAAGGATACCCTCTTGCAGGTAATTTCCCTCCACATATTCGACGTATATTAGATTTATACAGGATTATTGCATGACTTTTAAAATAAGCCCTAAGCTTACTATTGACGGGAAAGCCCCGAAAGAGTTTGTAAAGGCTTTAGATCAGTTTAAAGCAGGCAAATTTAAGTCTGATCCTAAACAACGTGCTAAAATTCTTAATCTTCAAACGCTCTCTGACTTCTTTTCTGGTAAAGGTATTAGATCAGGTTATGGAATTGAAGGTTTAGTAGCAGGATTTTTAGGAGAGCCTTCTAAAGGAGAAGCAGCTGCAAAAGGCTACGTAGCTACGTCTTCAACTCCTGATATTGAAGTAAGAGAAAATGACCTTCGTAAGATGCTACCTAAAGAATTGGTAGATCAAATAGTTGCAGCACAAGCAGAATCTGGACTTTTACTAGAGCAGGATCTTTTAACCTTAGAACTTAAACAAACAATAGCTAAAGGTAAAACAAGCGAATCTATTACTCAGCAGACCCCAGGTAAACAAACCCTTGAAATGCTAACTGCTAGAACAGCTAAAGTAATGGCTTCAGGAGGTGTGTCAAAAAATTCTTTGATGGACTGGTTTTTAACCGAAGCAGATAAAAGCTATAGAGAAATGGTTATTACTGCCATTTCTCAAAAAATAACAAACCTTTTAACAATCACTTATGTAGACGAAAAAGGTGGTTTCTTAACAAAACCATCTATTGCTATAACCCCAGGTGCAGCAAAGATTCTAAATTTAAAAAACCCTAGTAAGTTTCGTCAGTATGTAACTGTTGAGTTATTCGGGTCTAGAACAAAAGGATTTACTTCCTTACAGTATAATTTAAATTCTGCAGCTTATGCAGCTATCAAAGCAGCCGCTACTGATGTAACTACAAAGATATTAGATAAGATTGGAAATAATTTTGCAGATAGATTATTTCAATACTATCTTCAGGGTGGCGGTGCAAACCTACTTAAGAAAAGAACTGGCATTGAATTAGTTCAAACATTTGGTGAGCTAATTGCTTTAGCAGCTCAGTTTGACCCTTCAATGGGTGGAACACCTTTTACAATATCAACAGAAACTGACGTTAGCAAAGCAATGGGAGCTGTGGCTACTAGAGCTAAACCTAACTTATCTGGGTCGAGAAAAAGGCAACTTACTCCTAGAGAGTTTCAAGCGAGAATTAGTGCAGAACAAATTGAAGCATTGGCTCGTAGAATGTTTAGAGCCACTATGCCAAAAGGTACACCAGGAGGTCCTCCAGCTCCTAATCCTTTAGTTCTTACAGAACGTACTGGACGATTTGCTGAGTCCTTTCAAGTTTTACGAATTAATGAAAAGAAAAAGTTTCTTGAATACACTTACGATCCGATTTATAATGTTTTCGAGAGTGAAAGAAGAGCCCCAAGTAAACTCATAGAACAACAAGGATTAAGACCTGCAGTTCAACAATTAGTAGGAACATATTACAGGTTTATTAGAAAATAATGGCATCAAGACGTACAGAAATTACGGAATTTTTAGTATCTCAGCTAAAAGAGATTGATGGTACAGTCTCTGGGTTTAATGCTGCGTACACCTATTCTCAAAACTTATTTAATAACGTTTATCGTAGAGTTAAGTTTTTAGATGAGGTAAACGACTTTCCAGCGCTTTATGTAAGTGCTGGTACCGAAATTAGAGATTTTAATTCTAAAAGTTTGACGGTAGCAACATTAGACGTTACCATAAGAGCATACGTATTCGGAGAAGATAATTCTCAAAGCCTCGTAGATGACACAGTTCAAGACATAGAGCATGTCATTTATTCTATCGGAGATCATCCTGATAAAGGTATACTAGATATAACCATAGACAGTATCACCTCAGATGAAGGACTTGCAACTCCTTATGGATTAGCAGAGGTTGAATTAACTATAGTCTATAGATTAGACGGATAAGGAGAAAAAGAGATGGCATCTCTAAATTTACAAAGAAATTCTGAGGTATTTTTGTCCACAGTTGATTTGATCAACGGTGCCGCAGTCACAGCTATGACTCCAGAGAACACTTGGAAACTCGAAGTGTTAGCTGGATTTGCAGCATCCTCTTCAGCTGCTACCCAGGATATTACGAGCCTCGAATCAGGAACAAACCCTGATCGCTCACAGCAGCGTTTTAATACTGCTATCAATCCTGTGGATTGGAACTTACAGGTATACCTTCGTCCTACCGGTGTTACTACTGGTGCGGCTGCTGATGGATCGTCTGCAGGAACTACGCAAACAGGTAACGTAAAACCTGTTGCTGATTGGTTCATGTGGCAGGCAATGGTCTCTAACACAGCACCAGCATCTGGTGTAGACGAACAATCAGTTTGGAATGATGGTGGTAAACTATTTACCACTAATACAGCTGCAGCAACAGGTGTTCACTCATCTCGTTCTAACTTTGCTACAGCACAAGAAAATCATATGTACTTTAAGATGGACAACGTGTTCTATCAGGTTTCTAATGCTACTGTTAATCAGGCAAGTGTTGATGCTGGTATTGAAGAAATTGCTACTGTAACTTGGACTGGTTTTGGTACAACTCTTAAAGAACTAACTGGAGATCCACGTGATAACGCGGTTTCAGTCTTTGGTGGTGTTCTTAATGATGGCTCTTCTGTTACAGCTAACTCAAATTCTAGCGAAGCTACAGTAACAGCTGCATATCATCCATTTAACCAAATGAACGTTGCTGGATCAATTGGTACTAACTCATTCATTAAGAATCGTTTGAGTGCGATTGAATTCCATCATCAGCCTTCAGCGGGTGGTGCAGATGTGAAGTTCACCTTCCCAGTAACAGCTCTTAGCATTGACTACAATAACAACATTACCTACTTAACACCAGAAGAACTTGCTAACCTAAACGAGCCAATTGGTCAGTTTACTGGCACACGTGCAGTAACAGGTTCAGCTACTATGTATCTTCGTTCTGGTGATACAGAATCTGCTGGATTCTTACGTAACATTGCTAACGACTCTCGTACAGCTTCAGCTCAGACTTCAAACGCTAACCTCATCATTGGTGGTGCAACTGCTCCATATGTTGCTTTCCAGCTTGATGCAGTTCAGTTTGAATTCCCAGTGTTAGCTACGGAAGACGTTATTTCAATGACAGTTAACTTTGTCGGGCAGGAAACAACTGCTAACAAAGGTGCTGGTGGCGAAGTTACCATCGTAGCACAAAAATCTTAATTAAGTGTTTCTGAGGGGGAACACTAACACTTTTTACCAGAAGAGTGCCTATCACTTGCAGATCAAGGTTCCCCCTCACCTTAGAGAAGCAGACTATGTGATAGGCACTCGCCATTTTATGAGGGGAAATCATGAGTAAAATTAAAAATCTTGTTGCAAAAGAAACCACTACCTGGGTAGAGTTCCCAGATATTGATGGTTTTGAAGTTAATCTTCGTTACTTAACACGAGAAGATTTGCTTAAAATTCGCAACGCATCACTTACCTATAAATTTAACAAGCGTACACGTCAGCGTGAAGAGGAAATTGATAATGAACGTTTTCTCGAAGCTTATGCTGAAAAAGCAATTGTTGGCTGGAAGGGACTTAAAGTAAAACATCTTCCGGTTCTTCTTCCTGTTGATATTTCTTCAATGGACGCTAGTGAAGATGTTGAGTATACTGAAGAAGAAGCTGTAGAGCTACTCAAGTCATCCACAGTATTTGATCAGTTCATCACAGACACCATGAATGATTTTGAACAGTTTTCTAAGAAAAAAGCAGAAGATAACGCAAAAAACTAATTGATTACCTCCGTAATACTTTATTTGCTGGAGGTATGTCACAAGATCAATACATTATGATGTGTGAACAAATGGGTTGGGAAATTGACGAAAAACAAATGCCCGCAGAACCTTCAAGTTTACCTATTGAATGTCAACAAGCTCTTTTGCTATTAAATAGTTTACCAGATCGATGGGATGGAATGAGCGGCTCTTGGTTTGGTAAAGACTATTCTGGACTATCTGCTATTATGGACATTTATGAAATCGATAATAGAAAAGAAATTTTTGAATTATTACAATTAGCAGAACAAGAAATGGGTAAATTCTATGCCCAAAAACAAAAAGAAAGAGAATCGTTAGCAAAAGCGAATAGAGGATAAAGTGGCTGGAGGTACAAAAACTACCAAAATTCAAGTTGCAATGCAGGCTACAGGCACCAAACAAGTTGTTGGTGCTTTAAATCAAGTTGGTAATGCAACACAACAAATCGGTAAACAACAGACTCGAATGGGCCAAGCATCTGCATCAGCTGGGCGTCAGTTTTCAGCTCAAGCTAACGGTTTAGGCGGTCTTGTTGGTGCATATGCAGGAGCAGCTGCTAATATCTTTGCTATTACAGCTGCTTTTACCGCTCTTTCTCGTGCAGCAAAATTTGAACAAATTATTGCTGGTACTAATGCTCTTGCATCTTCAATCGGTGCAAACGGTCAGAACATTATTGCTACCGTTCAAAACATTACAAAAGCTCAATTAAATCTTCTTGAAACAGCACAAACCGTAAATATCGGTCTTGCTGCTGGCTTTAATACCACCCAAATAGAACAACTTTCTGACGTCTCTCTTAGAGCTTCAAAAGCTCTTGGTCGAGATCTTACAGATGCATTTACTCGTGTTTCTCGTGGTGCTGCCAAGCTTGAGCCAGAACTTTTAGACGAATTGGGTATTTTTACTCGTATTGATCCCGCAGTTAAAAAATATGCAGACTCTGTAGGTAAATCAGTATCATCACTAACAAACTTTGAACGTCGTCAAGCTTTTGCTAACGCAGTAATCGAGGAAGGTTCTCGTAAGTTTAGAGATGTAGACACGTCCACTGCTACAGTATCTGAATCTTTTGAACGATTAGCAGCTACTGTTGTAAATGTAGGCTTATCGTTTGGATCTCTTTTAGCTACAGGTTTGGCTCCCTTAGCTGATTTTATTTCTGGTAATCTTTCTAATGCACTTGCCGCTTTTGGGGTCTTGGCTACTATAATCGGGTCACGGGCTGCATCCGCTTTAGCTGCTGGTATTAATACTGCAACTCTTGCTATTACAGCTTTTGGTAATAATGTTGCAACTAAAATTAACCAAGTTTCAGGTAATTTTGCTAAAGCTCAAGCAGCTGTTTCACAATATGCTGCGGCTGTTAATTTACCCCGATTAGGCAATCTTCAACTTAGAGCAGAAGCTCAATCTGCACTTCAAGCTGCAGCTGCTCAGACACTCCTCACACAAGAAGAGCTGAAAGGTGCTCAAGCCTCTTTAATTCAGTATCGTGCTAAACTGCAAGCTAATATTGCTTCAGGTGCTTATACTAAAAACCTACGAGCTGCTAGACTTGCTGTAGTAGAATTATATTTGGCTGAACGTAAACTACGTCCTGCGATTATAGCGTCTGGCGGTGCTGCTTCTTTTGCAAGTAGAGGATTTAATGCACTTGCTGTAGCAGTAGGCTTTGCAGGTCGTCAGCTTGCATCACTTGTTTCTCGTCTCTTCACAATCATTACTATAGTTTCATTAGCTCAATTAGCGCTTGATTCTTTGGCAAAAGCTTTTGGTTTTGATGGCTTTAACATCATTGAGACTTTATTAGGATATATAAAATCTATTTATGATTGGTTTACCGCAACTTCTCGTAATGTTACTCTGTTTTCCAACAGCTTTAGAAGTGATATGATGACTGCTGCTGAGAGTGCTGGCGTATTTGGAGAAGAGGCTTCAGAAGCTGTTGATGCAGCCATTGAAAAGTATACAGACTTATTTAAGTTGATAGAGCAGATTAATCTTACACCGCAAGCTGACGTTGACGCTGCAATGGGTCTAGCAGGGGTGTCGGTTCAAGTAAGAACTATTGAAGGTATGATCGAAGAGCTTATTGCAGAGGGCGATTCAAAGTCTATTGCAACAGCTAAGGCTCTTCAAGTGTTAAATAGTGAGATTCAAAAATTTGGCGTTATCACTTTTGAAGGATTAAAAAATACAATATTTCAAATTAATGCAGTTGGTAAAGCAGCTGGTTTATCATCCAAACAAATAAGAGAACTTTTCCAAAACATCAGAACTATTGAAGGTGTAACTGGAGAGATTGATTCTCTCACAGGTACTTTAGCCATTACAGTAGATAACTTTAGGTCTGCTCTTCAAAAAGAAACCCCAGAAGGAATTCTTGAGTTTAAAGAAGGATTCTTAGATCTATCTGCTGCTCTTTCTAGTGGTACAGACAAAGTAAACGATTTTTACGAAGCATTTAATATAGGCACACTAGATGCAGAAAAAGCTGCTCAAGCTGTATCAGCAATCGGCGGTGTTGTAACTGATTTAGACACACAACGTGAAAGAAACATAAAAAAGATCGCTGCTATTGAGGCTCAACTAGGCAATAGAAATATTATAGGTAAACAAAGAGAAAGACTTGAAACTACGAAACTTGAACTAGAAGAAGCACAAAAAGGTATTGATGCAGCTGCTCAAAGACTTACTATTGAACAAGATATTGTTTCAGTTCTTTCTAATCGTTTAGCGGAAATAGAAAAAGTTGGAAAACTGTTAGATAAGATATACGGTAAGCCAGGAGAAAAGCTTGATAGACTTACTCTTTCTGGTGCGCTTGGTGGTAACGCTGAATTTGCTCTAACCGCTCGTGAAAAAGAAGCTAATGCTGCCCAAAGACTTGTTGATATTGTTGCAAAAGGTAGAAAAATTGAGTCTGATCCTCAATTAATTAACTACTTTAAACAACGGGAAGAAATCAGTGCCAGAATTGCAAAGCTTAACCAGGATCTTGCTAACAATGAAGGATTTAGAGCAGAACAAGAAAACATCTCTATAAAACTTCAAGAAGAAAGAAATAATCTTAAAAAAGTTGAAGCTGAGATTACAGCAGACAACTTAGAAGCTTTAAAGAATGCTAATACTGCAACCCAGCAGTTAGCTCTTTTACAAGAGCGCCTAGTTTCTCTTGGTGATGAAGTGTTCAAACAAGAGCAACAGCTTTATGCTCTTAGAATTAAAAACTATGATTTAATACTCAAATCTGCTGAAATAAGAGATAAGAAAGACCTTCAAGATACTAAAACTCTTTTACAACTTGAGAAACAGCGATTAGACAATCAACGAGCTTTTAGAGAAGCTGCTGGTACGTTGATTGGACAAGACGATGTAGGATTTAGCATCGCACAGGGCAAGTTGACTATTGCAGCGGCTAAAGCTGATAAAGATTTTGCATTAGCACAAGCAAAGCGTGAAGAAGATCGTGCAAATAACACCTTCATTCAACAAAAGAATCAACTTGAAGCAGATTTGAAAGTAAGAAAACTTAATTTAGATGCTACTCTCAGTTTGATTGACGCTCTCAATGCAAATACCTTAGAAACTACTAACCTATTAAGAGCCCAACAAGGACTTGAGCCGCTTACTAGAGCTCCAGGACAAGATGTTGATGAAAACGGACTAACTCTTCGCCAACGATTCGACGAAGCTTTCTCAACTTTCTCAGCACTTTCACGAGATAACCTTTTAAAGACTAAAGAGAATGCGATAGCAGAAGCTGAACTTAAAACACAGTCTGCTAATGACTCTTTCAAGTTGTTAAAAAACTCTACTACAAATGAGTTGGCTCTTAAGATATTTAATGCTAATGAAACTGTAAAGCTATTTCAGGCAGTAAATGATGTATTGGTAAATGAGGTTAGTGAAGGTATCAACTCATTTGTAGACGCATTAATTGAAGGCAAGGTCACACTTGACTCTGCAAAAGAAGCATTCAGATCATTCTTCTATAGCATTTTAAAAGGAGTTCAAGAAGCTGTATTAGAGCAGACTCTAATTACTCCTATAACTAATGCAATTACAAATAACTTAGGTAAAATCTTTGGTTTAGATCAAATCGCAGAGCAGTCTATGGAGCAAGCTGCAGCAGCTACAACAGCAGCGGCTGGAGCTTCTGCATCAGCCACTGTTGCAGCTTCTATTACATCTGTCGGTACTGCCTTAACTGCTTCAGCGACAACTTTAGGAACTCAAGTAGCGGCTGCTATTATTCCAATACAAACAGCTTTAACTTCTGTGGGCACTCAAATCTCTCTTGCTGTCAATACAATGGCAACACAGATTCAAATTGCAGCTACAACAGCTGTTGCAAGAATCAATGCAGCAGTTGCAGCTGCAACTGCTACATCAACCGCTGGATCCTTTCTTGCTGCTGGTGGTAATGTTAAAAAGCTTGCTGGTGGAGGAAGCAATCAACTAAGAGATAGAGTTGCAGCAATGCTTGAACCAGGAGAGTTTGTAGTACGTAAAGAAGCTGCTAAGAAACTTGGTATGGCTAAACTTCAGAAAATGAACTCAGGGAATGGAAACATTTTTGAAATGTTAGGTATGAATCCTGTTAAAAAAGTGGGTGGTGGGCATCCAGGGCTATCAGACAGTTCAGCCGCTAATACAAGCGGTATGGCTGGGGGTTCTTATGGCGGAGGTTCTCTTGGTTTTGGCGGTGCTACAGGTGATTTAGCTTCAAGAGGAGTTGATGTTAGCAATAGATTCGGCGGCGGAGACGGCGGCGGAGGCAATGGTAATTCTTGGGCTAGTGATTTTGGGAAAAAAGTTGCTTCACAAGTTACTACTTTAGCTAACCAAAGCTTATTTGGAGGTGATCCCTACTATTCTGCAGCTCAAGATTATTTATCAAAAGGTTATGGAACTGGTGATAGTACTCAATCAGCTATTGCATTATCAGTAATCGGCAAATCCTTTGGTATGCCTGGTGATATTGATCCTGAAAACGCACGAGACATTGAACGTAAAATAGATTTAGCTAAAAAAGGCAAGAAAATGTTTGGAGACGATAATGTTCCTTTTGACCTTAAAAAAGCTTATCAAGACGCAAACAAAGGATTTATTCAAACAGCTATTGAAGCTGCTGCTCCTAAGACTTTTGGCGGGCTTTTGTTAACCGCAGCTACCCTTGGTGGTGTTCCAGGCGCTAAAGAAGTTGGTTACTTAGGAAAAGGTATCCAAGGATATCAAGAAGGTAAATTGATGGAAGAGTTTGAGTCAATGTCTGACTATTTAGAGTTTAAAGAACGTCAAAGAATGACTATGAGTCAAGCAAAAGCCGTTGGAGGAGCTATTCGTCTTATGGCCGGTGGGGGATCTGTTAACTCTCGTGATAGAGTTCCTGAACTTTAAGAACCTG